AGACGAAGACACAATACGTCATTTGATATTAAACACATATAGAATGTATCGAACCAAATTTGGAAACCAGTATGGGGAAATAGTAATTTGTCATGATGGTGGTAAGTATTGGCGGAGAGATAGATATCCATATTATAAAGCAAATAGAAAAAAGAATAGGGATAAATCGGATTTAGATTGGAATCACATACACGATATTATGAATAAACTATATAATGAAATATCTTTGAATTTTCCATATAAAAATTTAAAAATTAATAGAGTAGAAGCAGACGACATTATTGCAGTTTTGTGTCAAAAGTATCACCAACAAGAAAAAATATTAATTGTTTCGAGTGATAAAGATTTTCAACAATTACAACGGTATGAAAGTGTGAAACAATATAGTCCGTTAAAGAAAAGTTATATTGCATGTGAAGAACCAGAGAATTTCATCATAGAACACATAATAAAAGGAGATTCTTCAGATGGAATACCAAATATTCTTTCTGATGATGATACCTTCGTAAATCAAGAAAAAAGACAAAAGCCTTGCGGAGCAAAAAAGATTTGTGAATTAAAAGAGAATTTAGACGAATTAGTAGACACTCCAAATTGGAAAAGAAATCAAAAACTGATTGATTTTAATTATATACCTGATGAAATTAGAGATATGATAACTAGAGAATTTGAAAAAGAGCCTGTGGGAAGTAGAAATAATATTTTAAATTATTTTATCGATAATAGGCTGAAAAACTTAATGCAACACATAGAGGAGTTTTAAATTGTGAGCAAAAAGAAGAAAACAGGTAACAAGGCTGATGCCGAAGATTATAAGGCGATGAAGAAAAGGGGTAAAAATAAAAAACACCACAGAAAATCAAAAAGACATTTTGACAAAGATGCTTTGCGTGGTATAATGGATGGTAGAGTTGATATGGATGCATATCAAGATTATGTGAATGGCGAAGATTAAGTCAATGGAGATATATTATGACAACGCAAACTGCGATAACCCTTTCAAGTAGAACACTAGAAGTTCTCAAAAACTTTTCTACAATAAATTCTAATATTCTTGTTAAACCAGGAAATGTAATTAATACGATTTCCCCAATCAAGAATGTCATGGCAGAAGCAACCATAGAAGAAGATTTCGATACAGAATTTGGTATCTGGGATTTGAGCAAGTTCTTAGGAACAGTTTCATTATTTAATAAACCAGAATATGAATTTTACGAAAAGTATGTTAAAATACGAGAAGAAAACAATTCAACAGAGGTTACATATTATTATTCAGAACCAAGATTGTTGACAACAGTAAATAAAAAGATTAATATGCCAGAAACAGTAGTAAGTTGCACATTAACACAGTCTGTGTTTAGTGATATTCTTCGTGCCGCATCTGTGTTGCAGGTATCTGATATTGCGATTCGTTCAAACGGAGAAGATATTGAAATTGTTGCATTAGATAAATCAGATTCTACAACAAACAATTATTCTGTTACTATTGGTGATAATTCAACAAGTGCAGATTTTAATTTTTATTTTAAAGCAGAAAATCTTAAAATGTTGCCAGGGGATTATGATATTAATATTAGTGACAAGGTAGTTAGTGAATTTAACAGAGTCAATGATGACCTCACATATTGGGTTGCATTAGAATCGGATTCCGTTTATCATGGACAGAATCCTTACAATTCTGCGATATAAAAATGACTTCTAACAACAAAGAATATCTCTGGGTTGAAAAATATAGACCAAAGACAATAGATGATTGCATTCTTCCTGAATCCATCAAGATCACCTTTAAGCAAATGGTTGATTCTGGAGAAGTACAAAATCTATTGCTCGCTGGTGGTGCTGGCTGCGGTAAAACCACAATCGCCAAAGCATTATGCAGTGAACTCGATACTGATTTTATTATGATTAACTGTTCAGAAGATGGAAACATTGACACACTCAGAACAAAGATTCGTAATTTTGCTAGCACAGTATCTTTGTCTGGTTCTAAGAAGATTGTTATACTTGATGAATTTGATTATTCAAACGCACAATCAACACAACCTGCACTCCGCGGATTTATTGAAGAATTCAGTGAAAATTGTAGATTTATTCTTACTTGTAATTTTAAGAATAGAATCATAGAACCTCTACATTCCAGATGCACATTAATTAATTTTACAGTTCCAAAGAAAGAGAAGCCAAACCTGGCATCGCAATTTATGGATAGAGTAAAACATATTTTAGACACGGAAAATGTTTCCTATGAGGAGAAAGTTCTCGTAGAAGTTATAATGAAACATTTTCCAGATTTCCGCAGAGTTATAAACGAGTTACAGAGATACTCTGTTTCTGGTGGAATCGATGTTGGAATTCTCACTCAAATTGGTGAGATACACATTAAAGATTTAGTAAGTCACATGAAAGATAAAGACTTTACTAGTGCAAGAAAGTGGGCGGTGGAGAATTTGGACAATTCTCCGTCAGAACTCTTTAGGAAAATTTATGATGGATTATATGAACACATATCATCTTCTTCAATTCCTCAAGCAGTTTTGATTTTAGCAGAATATCAATATAAGTCTGCGTTCGTAGCAGACCAAGAAATTAACTTAGTGGCATGTATTGTCGAACTTATGATGGGATGTGAATTTAAATGACAAAAATATTAGCGCAAGGTGATTACCTAATTTTAGAAAAGGTAGATTACGAAAAAGAAGAAGTGACCGAAAGTGGTCTTATTATCAAAAAGAGCCAAGTACTAGACAGCACAAGTGCAGAGGCAAAGATTGTTTCTATGGGTAATGGCACACCAGATGCAAATGGAAATATTCCACCTGTAAATTATGAGATAGGAAGCACAGTTCTTTATGATGCAAGTAGCAGAATAGGCATTCATGCCGATTTTGATATTATTAAACGAGAACATGTACTAGCAGTGGTTTTTGATACATGAAACTGACTGAGTACCTTAATGCGATAAACTACACAAAAGAACCTCTAATGGACACAGAGGATGAACAGGTAGAGAAGAAGTATACACCATTTATAATTAATAGGTGTTTGTCATATTTTATAGACACAGTTATACACGCAAACGAGATAAATAAGTATGCTTCAGCAGATAAGAAGATGCAATTTGATTATTATCGGGAAGCGTTAAGAAAACGAAAACGGTTTAGTAAATGGCAAAAGAAGGAAATAACCGACAATCTAGAAACAGTAAAAGAGTACTATGGATACTCCAACACAAAAGCAACAGAAATAATGGACTTGCTAAGTGAAAAAGAAATAGAAGAAATGAGAATTTACCTTACTGGCGGCGGTATAAATCCATAATTACATATATATTATGAAACAAGTGATTAATAGGAATACTAATTATGGAACAAGAAGACATATTTAACGGATTAGGTGTCGAGGTAAATTTGCATTCAGACGAAGATTTCTTAAAAGTAAAAGAAACTTTAACCAGAATGGGCATTTCATCAAGAAAAGAAAAAAAATTATATCAATCATGTCATATTCTTCACAAGAGAGGAAGATATGCTATTATGCATTTTAAAGAATTATTTATTCTAGACGGACTAGAAAGTGACATATCGGATGATGACATTGGCAGACGAAATACCATTGCTAAATTATTAGATGAATGGGGATTAATAGAAGTCATAGATGAGTTTGAAGAAGATGAGCCAATGTTGGGAGTGAATAAGATAAAAATCATTTCCCATAAGGAAAAAAGTGAATGGGAAATGATACCTAAATATCATATAGGAAACAGTTAAAATGAGGTTATATTATGAATACAGTGCTTATAAGTTTCTATAGTGACATAGAAGACAGAACATATTATAGTGATAATGCTGATAGAATCATAAAAGAATGCGAATCTTTGAGCATTCCATATCACATTAAAGAGAAAGAATCTCTTGGTACATACCAATTGAACTGTCTTAGCAAACCACAATTTATATTAGACACAATGGAAGAACTCAATCGTCCTGTTTTGTGGATGGATATTGATAGTAAACTCCACAAACCGTTAGACATATTTGATGCCTTTGATGAAGATACAGACATGGGTATTGCATCCTCTAATACTCAAATAACTGGAGTAAGAGCATCTCCAATGTATTTTGGTAACACTCCAAAAGCAAAAGAATTTATACATGCGTGGATTTCTACAACAAGAGATATTATAGAAAACAACAAAGGTATTTTTGACCACGAACCTCTTTTTACTTTAATTCCTATGTTTATTAAACAAATGAAAGTTGGAATGGTGGGAGGAGAATATTGCACATGGCCAGGATATACCAATGAAAATACTTGCATAACTATGGGACTCGCAGACTCTGAAGGTAAAAAAGAATCTTTAAGAAGTATTGGTATCGATGAAGGATTAATACAATGGCAATCGCCAGGGAATGTAGAATGAAAATTCAAGGTAGAGGAATTCCATTCAGTCATCATCAATCTTCTTGTTCTAATAGAACTCCAGAAAATTTTACATGGACAGATACAG